TGTTGAAGCTATTCGATTATTCTCATCATCGGTAACATATTGTATACCCTCTAATGTAATCGGAAAGCAGTCAGAGTATTGAAATCTAACCGTTGGTTGATTTTGACTGTCAAGTGCTGTCAACTCACAGACTTGGAATAGTTCTTCGTATCGACCCATTGAAGCACCATTCTTAACATTGAGAATCCATTTGTAGATCTCAAGCCATTCACTATAGTCTTCTGAGATCAGAAATGTAATCACAAGAGGATCTGTCTCAATCTTGTTAGATGGTAGATAGATGTCCTTATCACCTGTCGGGAAGAATGTTGTATTTAGTGTGATATCAGCCACGTTACTTCCAGTAACTGAAAACTGAAGGTTTGGTTTGTCACCTATCGTGAACAGATAGTTACCTATGCGTGCTTCTGACTTTGGATGTTTGTAAGTTGCTGTTTCTACCATGATTTGATTACCAGAATTGATTCTACAAACTATTATTTATTAAAAGTTTATAAATATTCTAAAATATTAAGGAATTTTACGATGAGAACTCTAGAACAATATTTATCTGAACAGTTTGTTGCTAATCCTGCCTTCTTTGTGTCTAGATCAGGAATGCCTCAGATCAACGATACTGACATGTTCCAACAAGAATTGACAAAGAACAAGATTGATTATCATATTGAAGTTATCAACGATCTGTCTACGATCAGACCAACTCAAGTCAATTATGATGAGACAAAGGTCAAAGACATGATCGATTCATTTAAGACTGACTCTGATCGAGTAGCAGATTCACTTCCTATTGTTGTATCTAGATCAAAGGATCAATCAGATTTCGTTCTCGACGGTCATCACAGATATTATGCTGCACTTCAAGCCGGTAAATCAATCAATGCACTAGTTGTTGATATGCCAATCAATAAATTAATGGCAATGACAAATCTGTTTAATCAACAACAAGCTACAGACTCTGTCGATTCAGACGCATTATAATCCTTTATAAATCTACTTATGGACACACAAGTAGATCTTCAAATCAAGAAAGTAAACGAAACCTATATCAAGGTTCTGTGCAAAGATAAAAGTACAGAACTTGATATCAAGGATCATTTTGCTTTCCAGATACCAAACCCACANTTTGACCCTCGTGTTAAGAAGGGACATTGGGATGGTATTAAGAAACTATTCAATCTTCAAAAGAAGACTCTCTACACCGGTCTACTATTCGATNTACTGCGTTTTTGTAAAGAACGTAATTGGACATATTCGATTGATCCTTCTATCGTACTACCATCGTCTCAGGTTGATCTAGACGATCTTAAATCTGTCTGTGAAGAGATTATCAAACCGGTAGATGAAAACAATCAAATTCTTACCCCTTATGATGATCAATATACTGCTCTTGAGTATATGATGAATATGCATCGAACAACGTGTCTTGCTGCAACTTCTGCAGGAAAATCACTTATTCTTTATCTTGCCTGTCGTATGTACCAGCTAATGGAAGAGTTTGACGGCAAAACTATCCTGATTATCGTGCCTACAACCACACTCGTTGAGCAGTTATATAGTGACTTTGGTGTCTACTCATCTCAGTCTGATTGGAATGTTCACCAACAGTGTCAGAAGATCTCTGGATCATATACAAAATCTATCACAAAACAGATTGTCATCTCAACTTGGCAGTCTGCAATGAACTTTGATTTTAGTTTTTATGATGATCTTGGTGGCATCTTTGTTGATGAATGCCACACAGCCAAAGCAAATGAGATTACCAAAATCCTGGAAAACGCAATCTACACTCCAATCAGACACGGTTTGACTGGAACACTTGACAACGTTGAGTGTAATGAGATGGTGATCAGAGGTTTACTAGGACCGGTCAAACGAATTGTTACAGCAAAACAGTTAATCGATAAAGGTCGTGCTACAAAGGTCATCATTCGAATGATTATCCTCAAGCACTCCAAAGACACCGTAGAACAGTTTTTGAGCACCATAGACAAGAAGAAAGGTGTAGCTCTGTATAACCACGAGGTCCAATTTTTAAATGGCTTAGAACGGCGTAGAGACGTTCTAAAGAAGATGATCACTTCTGTTGATGGTAATAATGTTATTCTATTCGACAGAGTAGAGACTTACGGTGAGCAATTGTATCAAGATATTGTTGATACAAATCCCAGTGATACATTTTTGTTTATAGGGGATACGAAAAAAGATGAGCGAGAGTCAATCAGACTGTCGATGAATGATCACGACAATGCAAATATCTTCGCTTCGTTTCAAACTTTTCAGATGGGTGTGTCGATCAAGAAGCTTCACAATGCTTTTTTGATCTCATCGAGTAAGTCAGTTGTTCGAATACTTCAGTCACTGGGTCGATTAATGAGACTACATGCTTCAAAAGATGTTGCATATATTTATGACATCGTAGATGATCTATCAAGTGGAAAATCAAACAATGCTGTCTTCAGACATGCTTTTGAACGGATTGAGATGTATCGGAAGGAAGGACACCCAGTTGAGTTTATCACTCTCGAGCTCTAAAGTCTTTATAATAGTTATATAATATTACTTATTAGTATCTACCCACCCACTCCACCCTAGTATCTTATCATACTTTATCTAAATTTAACAATTTAAAATATTTATTAAAGAAGATAAATTAATTTATAAAATTTATCATACTTGGTCATATTTATCAAGTTTAATAAATTTATTTATCTTTTCATCTTCTTTCTTTAACTTCAAAACCATTATAACCATAATATACTACTTTTCTAAGATTTATAAAATTTGATTGATTTAATTAATTTATTAAAGAATGATTAATAATTTATAAAATTTATCAAGCTTGGTCAAATTTTAGTATATAATTAATCTTGTTTTATTACTAATAAGAGAAGTTTCAATATGACCATTGTCTCTAAACAAGTTATAGATCGTATTGATCTCAAAGATTTTGAGACAGTGTACGAAAACTCGAACATCGAACCAGAATCTAAAAAGTCTAGACACTATGTCGACAACAAGCAACTGTATCAAGAATTTTGTAAATGGTATGAACAGAAGCTTAAAAACGATGCTCTTGGTTTACCCAGGCCTAAGTTGAGTGATAAGATTGGTCTTGCAATCATGCAGATTGCAAAGAGACGTGCTAACTACTTTAAATGGAACAAATACTCTGTTTCATGGAAAGAGGAAATGATCCAACGAGCAATCGAGCATTGTGTTGCTTACTGTAACTTTGATCCAACATTGTACAACAATCCATTTTCATACTTGACTCAGATATGTAATCATGCTATCATCCAACAGATCAAGATTGAGAAAAAGCAGTTATACATCAGATACAAGAGCATGTTGAATCATGATTCATTCTTTGCTGATCTCGATGAAAATATGGATGCTGTAGACTTTCCCGAAATGGCTGACAATGATACAATAGAGCACATGAGAACTTTTGTACAGTTATACGAAGAACGAAATTTAAGTCATGTCAGAAAGACAAGAGAAGCGAAAGAGGATGTTGATACAGTCAGATTTGACGATATTGATAATATATTTTAAGGATTGATTATGAAGATTTGTTACATCACTGACACACATCTTGGGGCTAAAGGTGGTTCCAAGATTTTTAGAGACTATTTTAGAACTTACTACAAATCGGTTCTGTTTCCTGCAATGAAAGATGCTAATGTTGATTTGATCATCCATGGTGGTGACTTCTTCGACTCGCGCAATGCTATATCTACAGCTGATATAGATTATGTTATGTCGGAGTTTATACCACTCGTCAAGCAATACAATATTCCAATGTATGTTATTGTAGGTAATCACGACACACATTTTAAAAACACGAATGATATCAATTCATTGGTGATGATGAAAGGGTGTGATCTCATCACAGTTGTTGATCAGCGTCTAGAAGTAATAAATATTCCAAATGATCAAAAGAAAATTGTACTTTGTCCTTGGATCAACGTACAAAATAAAGATGACCTCATAGACGACCTGAAATTCCATGCAGATAAGAACGCTATTCTCGTTGGGCATTTTGAAATCAATAACTTCAAGATGTACAAAAACTCGATTCTTTCGTCAGGTGGTCTTGATCAAGAGATCTTTAAAGGCTATCGTCAAGTACTGTCAGGTCATTTCCACCACTCTTCTAAGGCTGGCAATATTGAGTATCTTGGTGCCTTGTTTACTCTTAATTGGGATGATCATGGGGATTGGCGTGGTTATACACTATATGACAGCCAGACTGATGACTATACTAAGGTAGAAAACGAATTCTCACTCTTTACTTCGATTGATTATGAGACATGCAAAGACATGTCTGCTAACGATCTTATCCCTATCTGCAAAGATCAAATCGTTCGTCTTGTTGTTGACTGTGAATATGACAAGATTGAGTTGAAGGATTTTGTTGTTAAGATCAACAAATGCAATCCTATTCAATTGGATATCAATGACAAGACTGTGATCAACAATCTTGATGATGATACAGAAGTTGATGATACAATTGTAGGAGAAACCAAGACGTTCATAGATTATGCTTTAGAAGAAATTAAAGATAATCCAAAGAAAGATCTTGTCATTACTAAATTTGATGAACTATATCAACTCGCGTTATCATCGCGTAAGGATGTTGTCTAATGTTGATTTTGAAGAAAATTGAATATAAGAACATACAAAGTGTTGGTAACCACCCAATCGTTATCGACCTAACTCGAAGTCGAACAACCGTTATCGGTGGTAAGAATGGAACCGGTAAATCCACTTTATGGGTGGCTCTTGCATACGGCTTGTATGGTAAGTTGTTATCACCTGATCAAACCCTGTCAGAAGTTGTCAACTCAGTCAACAAGAAGAATCTCCTAGTTAAGGTTTCATTCTCAATCAACACTGATGAATGGGAAGTTGTTCGTGGTGAGAAACCAAAGTTGTTTGAGATCTACAAGAACGGTGAATTGGTCAACCAAACAGCAGCATCAAAAGACTATCAGAAGTTTCTTGATCTTGTTCTTGGTATGGACTTCAATACATTTGTTCAAGTGATTCTCCTAAACAAAGAGCGATTCAAACCGTTCATGGAAATGTCTACATCTGATCGACGCAAGGTTGTTGAACAGATTCTTGACATCTCCGTATTCAGTGAGATGAATGATCTTTGTAAGAAGCAGATCACAATAAAAGCAAATGAAGCATCTACAATCGAACACAATCGAACAATCATTCAAACTAAGATTGAGTCTCAAAAGAGATTGATCCAAAAGTTGGAAGAAGCTGCTAAAGAGGAAGACAATAACACTCAGACTTTGATTGATGAGTGTGAACTTCGTATTCGTCATCTTGAAGACAAGCTTACAACTGAAAATGATTTACTAATCACATTGAATTACAATGAGCTTGATCAGATTCAAAAACGTCGAGCCGAGCTTCAGACCTTGTCTGTTCAAATCGGATCAAAAAAGAAACACCATGAAACCAATCTGAAGTTCTTTAGAGACAATGACAACTGTCCAACATGTCTACAGCTTCTTGATCCCAATCTAAAGACGTCAAAGATCAATGAATCAGAGACTGCTATTGATAACTTCGATAAAGGTCTGGTTGATCTACAGTCTGTCTTACAAGACACACTCAGAAAAGAAACAGATTTATTGAACATCAAAGAAAAGATTCGTCAGATTGAATCAAACATTAGAATCATTAATAATGATATCATGCGAGAGTCAAAACAACTAGATGTTCTTAGACAGCCTGTAGTGCGTTCTCAGGCAGTTGATACAACAAACGAGTATAACATACTGACTGAGTTGGAACAGCAGTTGACAGCGACCNCAGACAGTTTGAGAGTNGTTCTTGATGAACGTGAGGTGTTGGAATTAACAAAGAACCTATTGAAGGATGATTCAGTTAAAGCAAGAATTGTTCGTGAGTATCTAAGCTTCATTAATAAAAAGATCAACGAATACCTCAACGCAATGGACTTCTATATTGGTATGCGTTTGGATGAGAATTTCAATGAATCCTTCACCGCGATGCACAAAGAAAACTTCTCTTATGGTAGTTTGTCAAGTGGTCAGAAGTGTCGTGTCAACCTCGCGCTTTGGTTAAGTTTACTTGAAGTTGCATCAGTGAAGAACTCGATCAACTGCAACTTCTTAGCCCTCGACGAAATATTAGAAAACTTGGATTATGAGGGTGTTCAGTCATTTATGAAACTGACTAACGAACTGTTGGCTGACAAGAATGTGTTCATTGTGACTCAACGATTTGATGAGTTCCAAGAGTACTTCAGATCAAGTCTGCGATTCAAACTTAACCAAGGCTTCACGGAGATAGAACAATGAGTTCATATATAGATCGAATGGTAATTGAGAAAGAAGAGTTAGATATCAAAATCAGTAAACTTGATGATTTTATATGTTCAGAGAAGTTTGATGAGATCGGTAATAGACAACGTACACTGCTTCAAATGCAGTTTGCTGCTATGTCAGCTTATACGTCAACTCTTGGTGAACGAATCAGATTATCAACTGAAGAAACTGTAACTAATTGAATTTATTAAAGAAAATAATAGTTTACTTTCGATTCTAGTAAGTATATAATGCAATCTCTGAAGAACAATCCTACTATGGAGTCTATATTATGAAGGTAGTTAAAGGACAGATCTATGAAAACACTCATGATGTTATGCGACGGTCGTTAACGATACATGATATCATCAGTGAATGGGCTGTAGTAGTATATTGGGTTAGAGAAGATAGTGAATTGGTGCTTCGATCCTTTACTAAAAGGAGATCGGTGAACTTGAACAATATAAACATTGGAATCTGGTGGGTAATGTATCATGAACAAACTGTTAATACAAAGCAAGATCATCAAACTTGAAAACGAAAACGAGAAGCTCAAGATTGCTATGTCTGAGATCAAAGCGACTGCTGATAACTGGGGCAAAGACATACCTGAATTCTCGAAAGGTGGTCGTGTTGTTAACGGTGAAGTAATCCACTGTGATATTGATCGTATACGAAGTATTGTTGACTGGTATCTTGCAAATGCAGACAAATCAACCGAGCTATACGTTTGAAGGTCACAACACATCAGGTGTGATAGCTGGTAAACGCTATTGTACTAGCTGTGGTTTGGTTTTGTTAAATAATGAAATGACGAATTGGTCATTTAGAATGGGATGTTTATTTAGAGATCATCCTCAATTTGAATCGGCTCGTAAACGATACACGACACCTGAATGGGCTAAATGAAATGACACTTGAATATGATCTAGCTAAAATGTACTGTGATGAAAACAGACTCATCATGAAGACCCTTGGTGATGTTGAATTGTTTTGTTATACGAAGGAAGAATTCTTCTCAAGAGATAACTGGGACTATGTCACTAAGCAGCATCGAGGTAAGTTGTATCTGAAAGGTAGACCGATCAACAAACCGTTTCCAAAGATCTTCAATCTAGATGAAACACCAGAATGCTCTGAAGACAATGTTAAGTTTCTGTTGGAAACCCAAGACGATTGGAGAATCTATGACAAAGCCAATGGTCATCTATTCATCGTTTCGTACTATATAGATGACGAAGGTTTCTATCAAGTTGCGA